GGCTTGGGATCAAGGCGGGCAAGCAGGGCTATCATGTCCCTGTAATTGGTGAGATCCTCGCCGTGGTCCATCTCGTACGTGTAGCCATGCTCGGCTGTGTACTGCAAGGCGGTTATTACTAGCTCGATCTCCTGCTCGTTCAGTTCGTACGTGTTCATATCTCCACCTCGCTTATCTGCGTTACCGTAGCACCGTAAATGCGCCCCCATCGGGCACAATGCACTTGCGCGTCCTCAATGTATTTGAACCGTATGTCCTCCATCCATGCTTGGTGTTCATCCAACCACACCGACACCAGATAGCGGGTCTTAGCTTTGTAGGGTGCGAAGGGAAGGCGCATTGTGTCCTTCATGGACCGCTTGTCGTTACGATCTAGTTTCATGTCTCCTCCAAGTCCTGTGTGTCGCAAAGCCCGAAGATTTCAAGCAACTGCGTGGGATCGTTGACATACATTGCCCGAATATCCCACACCCTTTGATCCAAGGCCCTCATCAGCTCATCGGGTGTTACTTTTTCCCATTCATTGTCAGACTCAAAAGACAATGCAATGTCTACCATGTGGTCATAACGTGCCATCTCGTACCTCCATAACCCCGGAAAATGTCCGGGTAACAATTACAATCTAACTTCGATATTTAATTCTGTCCAACTATTTTTTGTTACTACATACCGGCCCGTTGCATTCACCACAGCGAACCCCGGCACCAGATAACGCCTGCTCTCGCATTCCACGATAGACCATACCCTCTCGACTACAGGATTCATCTTCTCAATGGTCGCATAGCTTCGCCACTTGATATTGTCCGACGCGTTCAGCTCAGGCGCGTAGCCCCGCACGAATTCTTCTCTTGTCATACCTGATCCCCATCCTCGATCTGGTTCATGTTGATCGCCTCCCATCCATTCTCTACCATCCATTTTTCCACAGCATCAGGACTCACAGTACCTAACTCCTCGGGACTAAAGACTGCCACTGCGTAGCCCTCGTCTCGCATCTCGTCAATACACTTGCACCATTCGTACTTCATACCTGATCCCCGTCCTCGTCGTATTCGTATTCGTTCGCCTCGATCATCTCGATCAAGCACTCATCGCTCGACTGATAGTCGTACTCAGCCTCCAAGCGCCTGTATATCCACCGTGCAAAGTCGGCGCATATCTCCCTAAACTCCTCCTCGACTTCTGCACCTGGACTATAACCTCCGCACCTCGCACACCCGCACTCCATATCGATAGCCATCGAATACTCATGGTTGTAGTGGCCCCACTGTTCGGTCGATGCCGTGATCTGGTAGAAGTGGGGTTTCTGCATCGCCTTCAATCGCTCGGCTACGTTCTGCAATGCCTCAGGGACCGCGTTCGCGGCCCCCTTCCTATAGCCGTACCTTGACTCGAAGCAGGCCCCGTCACCTTGGCTCCAAAAGCCAGAGAAGAATATGGAGGGTGCCGGTCGCCATTGCCCGTTCATCAGGGTCACACGTTTTTGCATCAGGTCGAAGCCCATCTCCCGGCCCACCATGACCGCATCATCGAAGATATGCTCCCACTCGTAGGACTCCTGAAAGACACCCTCTCGCGCCTTGTTCAGCACTCGCGCCTTCGCCGCGTCACTCAATTCATGGAATCGATACAGCGTTTTCTCAACGGTCCTCATCACCCACCTCCTTTGATTCAAGCCGCAGGGTGCGGCCCGTAGTGTGCGCGTGGATGCCTTTAAGGTAATACCTCACATCCTTGGTTGCCGCACATAACAGCATCGATTTAAGCACGGGGGTTTTGATCTGGGCGGTCATGCTAGTCATGGTCTTTGTCCTCTTAATCACTGGTTTGGTTTGGTTTGGTTAGGGGGGCCATGCGGCCCCCGCTTGGTTTGTTGCGTTACATCCACTCGTGTCGGATTTCATACCCCGCGTCCTTCACCTGCATTCCCTCGGGGGCGTCCTTAAATAGATAGCGCGACAGGGTATAAACAGTATGGAATCCTAAATCCATACCACAGCCCCCCACCTTCAAAGCATCATGCTTTCGGTCATAGGTCCACCCCATAACCTCAGCCGCGGGCCACGTTATACGCCTCGGCTCGTTGTCTACCATCACGTAAAGGTCAAGCCATCTGGTCATACCCGACGCGGATACGCGTCTAAGCACGGTATAGATAGTGGGTTTATCATCGCCCCGCTTTGTGCGTGCCAGTAGACCGCGCACCATTTCCGCTGATTCTGTTTTGCTCATCACTCACCTCGGATAAATTGTTTTGCCTGCATTAAAGAATGGAACCGTAGCACCTCATCGGTAGGCGATAGGGCGCAAACCCCATACCCAAAAGGATCACGGGCAATAGTCCATCCTAAATATCTAATCGTACTCGTTCGGAATTGAATCATGTTCCTAACCCATTTAGTAGCACGCGCTCAATAGCATTGAACTCGGCCCCGTTAATACTCAGCCATTTGGTAGACCGTCCATCGGCTCCCTTGATTTGAATCTTGAAAGTATCCTCCTCAAAATCTACCGGCAATGGACAAACTGCCAACAATTCGTTTTCCCGATACTTTGTCGTCTGATCGTTCATTTAGTCACCTCATAAGCGGCCAAGCAAATTCCCACAGTGCATAACATGACAAGGGCTGTCACATAGTCACCCACACCCACTGCCATAGCGGACACCACAAAGCACAGTAAAGACATTAGATAAAGAATCATAAGACCACCCACAAAACGCGCTCGCAATCGCCCCATAACCCCGTCACCTCGCATCGAGTGAACTCCTCACCATCGCCAATTATTTGAATATGGCCGTGTCCTAAGCTCTCGCATAGTTCCTGCACCCACTCATCGAATGCTGCCACCTCACGGTCCTGCATGGTGTCGCGGTCATCATTGATTAGATAGCTCAGTGCATAAGCACCAATCACAAATTCTGTGGTTATCATGTTAGCAATCCCACCCATAAGAAAGCACGAGCGTCTTACAGTATTCGTTGTATTCGAGACGGGCATAAGGACGGCCAACGCCACCAGAATAAGAATGCCAACCCAATAAAGAGGCAACGCGCATTGCGTGACGTTCGCTCATAACGCGAACCCACATTCTGCCAGAACCATACTCATCACAGTGCGCCTTATGCACGTTGACACCTTGAACGCGTTCGATTACCTTGCTAGCCATTTGAAGCCCCTCTTTTATATTAAATCGACACTTGTTACTAACAGTCCCGCTCTGCGGAACGTGGACAAAGGATAGCACGGCAAATGAGGGGGCTGTCAACACTTTTTGCAAGTGGTTGTTTTACAAGGGAAAACGCGGCGAACTTGGACGGGAGCGCGTGTATAATTGTTCTATTTGTTCTATTTATATTATATATACACGGAAAATACATAAACCTTTGAAAAGTCGTGTAACGGCGTTAATTGATTGTTACTATTGTTACACAGGATTTCCGTGCGTAGGCTCTATACGGTGTATATATAATATAAATATAATATATATAATAATAGTAATAAATAATTAACTCCGAATTAAATATAGATACCCGGCCCTTTTCGGCGCGTTTTTTGTTCTTCCCTCCCCCGTGCCATTACAGCGCACGATCCCATAGCAAGGTCCACAGCGAACCACAGCGCGAACGTGTCCGTATTTTGTCCAGGCATTGACCCAGAGAAAGACGAACCGCGCACGCGGCGAACCGATGCACACTGCAAAGTGGATATACAGTTTATACCGTTTTCAAAATTTTTTGGAGCGGAGCGGAGCGGCGAACCCCACCGGGATGGGAGGCCCCCCTGAGCGTTTAGGAGTCCCTTCTCGTATATAGACTGTGTTTTCACCTCTAACCCACCAAAAATTTACCAAACATATAAAACTATTGATTTAATTTAGTACAATGCCGCTTGACCCCACCCGCCCCCCAAAGGGAAAATAGGCCCCCCTTCTTTCAGAAAGCGGCTACCCGATTTTTTACAATGAAAAAATTTACCGGATACGACGACGCGATCATCGGAGTCACCGACTCCTGGCTGCCGGAACCCCGGCTGGTGTACAGCGGAGAAAAGCTCATCGAGTTGCTGATGGCGGAAAACATGGATAGCGACGAAGCGCTGGATTGGTTGGAGTTCAACATGGCGGGCGCCTATGTGGGCGAAGACACGCCCCTGATCATGTGGCCTTACTCCGAGGAATAAACCTGTGCTATGCTGAGGGTCTGGACATTCCATCCTGCATCCTTATGGACATTTACATAGACCACTCCTACGACTTTGAGCCGTATGACTTTGCGATTCCACTCACCGTGGAAGGGATATCTAACGCCGCTCTGTTCCTGCCAAAGGAAGGCGAAAGGGTCCTGACGCGGAGCGAGAAGGAGTGGGTTAAGGAAGCAGTAGCGCGTCCTGAGCTTCGTGCCGAACCCCCCTCGGCCCCGGCGCTGCGTGCCTTGGGTAAGCAGTTGGATCGATATGCCGGACCCATGCCGACCACCAAGGAGGCCTGGCAGAACTATGTGATGCACCAGTATTACCTGCAGAGTATGGATCCGGATCCGAGGGTGAGTAAGCCGGCGTTGGATTCCCTGGCACGGTCGTCCCTTGTCGGGTTGCACGAAGAGAGGAAGGAGATAAGCCTCGAGATCAAAACGAACGTCGAGTTGCAGACAGAAGCCCTGACCCTGCTGAAAAGCATCGCGGCACGGCAGAACGAGAAGGTGATCGATGGGGATTATGAACCTGAGTGATCTTCCTCCGGAGCTGGTCCAGAAGGCGATGCTGAATGCTTCGCCGGATGAGAAGTTCAAGCTGCAGTCTATCTTCGATGAGCTCAACAAGCGTGAGCGTAGGCAGCGATGCCAAGACGACTTTCTGGAATACGTGAAGTCTCAGTGGCCTGATTTCATCTCAGGTGCCCATCACCGAAGGATCGCAAAGCTGTTTGAGGACATCGCTGCCGGGAAAAAGAAGCGGGTGATTATCAACCTGGCTCCCCGCCACACGAAGTCTGAATTTGCCTCGTTCCTGCTACCGTCCTGGTTCCTGGGGAAGTTCCCGAAGAAGAAAATCCTGGAAATATCCAACACCGCGGAGCTTGCAGAGGGTTTCGGTCGTAAGGTGCGTAACCAGTTGGAGACGGAGGAGTACCGGGAGATCTTCCCGGACGTGACTCTGAGAGCGGACTCCAAGGCCGCAGGGCGATGGAACACCAACAAGAACGGCGAATACTACGCTACCGGTGTAAACGCGCCTCTGGCGGGCCGTGGTGCCGACCTTGCGATCATCGATGACCCCCATACGGAGCAGGAAGCACTGCAGGCAAGGTTCAATCCTGGGATTTTCGACAAGGTGTACGAGTGGTACACCACCGGTATTCGGCAGCGTCTGCAACCAGAGGGAGCCATCGTCATCTGCATGACACGCTGGGGGTTAAGAGACTTAACAGGGCAGCTTTTGGAGAACGCGGCCAAAAATCCCGGTGCTGATCAGTGGGAAGTGTTCGAATTTCCGGCCATTTTGAACGAAAACACGGACGAAGAGCGGTCTTTGTGGCCTGAATTCTGGTCCTTGGAGGCGCTAAAAGCGACCAAAGCATCAATCAATGACCCGGCGAAGTGGAATGCACAGTACATGCAGAACCCCACGTCGGACGAAAATGCCATCATCAAGCGCTCAGATTGGCAAAAATGGCCCCAAAAGCAGCCTCCCTACTGCGATTACGTGCTGATGAGCTTCGATACCGCGTTTGAGGCCAAACAGGCGGCTGACTACAGTGCCATGACCCTGTGGGGTGTGTTTATCCACGATGACGACGGTGAAGAGAACGTGATTCTGCTGGATGCCTGGCGGGGGAAGCTCGAATTTCCGGATCTGAAGGCCAAAGCCTTGGAGCTTTATCAGGAACACCAACCGGACAGCGTGATTATCGAAAAGAAAGCGACCGGTGCCCCGCTGATTTACGAGTTTCGGCGTATGGGGATCCCGGCTCAGGAGTTCACGCCAAGCAAAGGCAACGACAAGATCGCAAGGCTCAATGCCATATCGGACGTTTTCAGGTCCAAGCGCGTCTGGGCTCCGGATACTAGGTGGGCAGAGGAGGTCATTGAGGAGGTAGCGAGCTTCCCGAACGGTAGAAACGATGACTACGTGGACACCGTGAGCCAGGCGATCAACCGCATACGCAAAGGAGGCATGGTGCGGACCCGGAATGACGAGGAGGATGACGACATGATGTATTACAAGGCGAAAAAAGCCCAATACTACTAGGAGGCCCCATGCAGTTTGCGACCAAGGAAGCAGCGGATGAGTTCGATAGAAGGTTGAAAGTTTTAAGGAGAGCGATAGCGATGGCGGCGAATAAACCGAGAGTGCGTACAACGGAGGAGTTGGGTGTCGAGAACACGGCGGGAATACCCCCAGGATCGCGTCCTGCAGATCCCACAGCGCTGGTGAAAATCAGAGAGATGGCGGCATCCCTGGCGCCGGAGGCGACCAAGCAGTGGCAGGAGCAGATGCGGGCTAAACAGTTGGCAGATGCCGAGATCATGGCTTCTAGTTCCGTTGGGCTGAGAATGACCCCCGAGCTGGCGGCAGAAATCGAGAAGCTGAAAGCTCAAACGGCAGGAACGGGGTGGGGAGATGCGAACCGTGTTTCCGAAGCGGTCAAACGGCAGGCTAATGACCGTCAGGTGGGGAATTCACACTATAAGAATATGGACATTCAGCCGTGGGAGGCGATGGAAGCTTGGCTGACCCCGGAAGAGTTCCGTGGGTTCCTGGTCGGAAACAGCCTAAAATATCTGGCCCGAGCGGGTAAGAAAGGACCCTACGAAGAAGACATTCGGAAGGCGCACCATTATCTTGAAAAGCTTCTTGAGGTGCTATAATCGCGGGACGGTGTTGACGCACCGTCCTACTTCCACATAGGGCAATGAGGTGCCAAATGAAGCAAGAAAAGTGTAGCACAGAGCAGTGGCGCAAAATACCGGGATTTGATAACTACGAGGTGTCTAATCTGGGACGATTGAAATCTTGGCTACCACCTAGGAATTTTGGAAAAGTACCGTCGGAGGGGTCTATATTAAATCCGACCGCGGATAAAGACGGGTACTACAAAACTACGTTGAGGCAAAACGGGAAAAGAAAAACAGTTAGGATATGTATTTTGGTATGTATGGCGTGGCATGGGGAACGCCCTTTTTGCACCGCAGTAGTCAGGCATCTGGATGGCTCAAAAAGCAATGACACACCGGACAATTTAAGGTGGGGAACCACCAAAGAAAACTACGAAGACTCTGTATTGCATGGGACAAATTTTCGCGGCACACGAGTAAACACATGTAAGCTTACTGAGCAGGATGTACGGGATATCAGAAGCAGCGATCTTTCATGCACAGAGCTAGCCATGATTTATCCGGTAAATAGCAGCATGATAAGCAAAATACGAAAGCGCCGAAATTGGGCGCATGTGACATAAATTTCAACCTAACCCGGAGTAAACCCATGATCGAGCGCCAACCTCAGCAAAGTTCCGTACAGGACTTCATCACCCAGAACCTGCGAGCGCAGAGCCCGTTTCTTACGGAGTCGGATGCTCAACCCATCGATATCACGCTGGGCCCGCAGGATGGAGAGACGATTGTTGAGGTTGAAACGACGCAGATCGATGCGCCATCGTTTGGTGCCAACCTGGCCGAGTTCGTTGATGATTCTGAATTGACATCGATTTCATCGGACCTGATGGATGACTTCGACAACGACAAGGCTTCGCGGTCGGATTGGGAACGGACCTACAAGGATGGCATCGATCTCCTGGGACTGAAGATCGAGGAGCGGACTGAGCCGTGGAACGGCGCCTGTGGCGTATTCCACCCCATGCTGACCGAGGCGGTGATCAAGTTCCAGTCAGAGATGATCTCGGAGACGTTCCCGGCGATTGGTCCGGTAAGGGCGAAGCTGATTGGCAAAGTGGACCGGGCGCTCAAGATGGCGGCCGCCCGGGTGGTCCAGGACATGAACTACCAGCTCACCGAGAAGATGGTGGAGTTTAGACCCGAGCATGAGAAGATGCTGTGGTCCCTGGCCCTCGCAGGTGCGGCGTTCAAGAAGGTCTATTTTGATCCTACGCTCAACCGCCAGGTGTCCATGTTCGTGCCGGCAGAGGACATATTCCTCGCCTACGGCGCGTCCAATGCAGACAATTCAGAGCGCATCACCCACCTGATGCGGAAAACCAAGAACGAGATCCGCAAACTGCAGTATGCAGGGTTTTACAAGGACGTGGAGCTGGGCGAGCCGACCAAGGAGGTCAGCGACATCCAGAAGCGCAAGGATGACGAGTCCGGGTTCAGTTCAATCCGCGATGAGCGCTATCAGCTCCTCGAGATGCAGGCGTTCCTTGACCTTCCGGGGTTTGAGGATACGGATCCAGAGAGCGGAGAGCCCACAGGGATCGCGCTGCCGTACGTGATTACGATCGATCGGGGCACCAGCAAGGTGCTGGCCATCCGCAGGAATTGGGACGAGCACGACGAGCTCAAGCAGCCCAGACAGCACATCGTCCAGTACACCTACATCCCGAACGACTCAGGTCCTTATGGTTACGGCTTGATCCACCTCATCGGTGGCTTCGCCAAGGGTGCAACGTCGATCCTCCGGCAACTCGTTGATGCGGGCACGCTGGCCAACCTCCCGGGTGGCTTCAAGACCAAGGGTCTACGCATTAAGGGTGACGACACGCCGGTCATGCCGGGTGAGTGGAGGGACGTGGACGTAGCCTCCGGGGTGATGCGCGATAACGTGCTACCCCTGCCGTACAAGGAGCCGTCGGCTACCCTGTTCCAGCTTCTGCAGAACATCGTGGAGGAAGCCAAGGGGCTTGCCGCGACCGCTGAAGTTGATCCCAAGGACATGAATGGCGAAGCGCCGGTGGGCACCACGCTGGCGATCCTGGAACGCAAACTGAAGGTGATGTCGGCCGTGCAGGCCCGCGTGTACGCCTCGATGTCTCAGGAATTCAAGCTGATTGCCGCGTTGATCCGGGATTACACCGCGCCGTCTTACAGTTACATACCAGATGATCATGCACAGTCTTCGGCCAAGAAAGAGGACTATGAGCAGGTCGATATCATCCCGGTAGCCGATCCGAATGCCTCAACGATGGCGCAGAGGATCATCCAGTACCAGGCCGCCATTCAGTTATCTCAGCAGGCTCCGCAGGTCTACAACATCCCCTTGCTACATCAGCAGATGCTTGAGGTAATGGGCATCAAGGACGCGGACAAGATCGTGGAGACGGAGGAAGACCTTGTTCCCACGGATCCGGTGACCGAGAACATGCAGATGATCAAGATGAAGGGCGCCAAGGCGTTCATTGATCAGGATCACGATGCTCACCTCGCTGTGCACAACTCGTTCATCCAGAATCCGCTGATCGCTCAGTCGATGGGGCAGAATCCGAACGCGCAGGCCATCATGGCCGCCATACAGGCGCATATCGCAGAACACGTAGGCTTTGCCTATCGCAAGCAGATTGAGATGCAGCTCGGGATGCCGCTGCCGCCGCCCGATGAAGAGATGGATCCAGCGCTCGAGAAGCAGATCGCTCCGCTCTTGGCCCAGGCTTCGCAGCAGATGCTTCAGCAGGCACAGCTCAAGGCACAACAACAAGCGGCTCAACAGCAGGCCCAGGACCCGGTATTCCAGCAACAGCAGCTTGAACTTCAGATCAAGCAGACCGAGCTCAAGGACAAGAAAGAGATCGAGATGGCGAAGATCCGCAAGGACCTCATCATTGCCGACAAGGCCGACCAGACCAAGATCGTGGTGCAGGAGATGAAAGACCACGCCGCCGGATTCCAGACAGGGTTCACGGCGATACAGGATGCCCTGGCCGGGCAGGCTTCACAGGGACTCCCTGGGGCCGAACAGCCACAATCCGCACCGACCGGTGCGCCACCGCAGATGCCACCTCAATAGGAGCAGTAAATGACTGATTTAGACCTTCTCGAGAAGGAACTCAAGGAAGAAATTGCGTTGCGCGAGGAAGCGCTGACCGAGGGCCGAGTAGGCTCCTGGGAAGAGTACAAGTTCCTGACCGGGGTAGTAGCCGGACTTAACGGGGCCCTTGGGGCCGTTAAACACGCGAAAAAACGCTACGAAGAGCTCTAATTTTTCGTCCACGGGGCGGCGAAAACGCATAACGCGCAACAGCCCTGCTAATGGAGACAATATGTCCGCAACTGAAATCGATGCTGAAAAGACCAAGGAAGAAGCGGCCGCGCTGGCTGCTAGGCTTCCTGACCCCGCCGGATACAAGATGCTGGTGATCAAACCTGAGATTCAGGAGAAGTCAGCCGGAGGCATTGTGTATGCCGACTCAACCCGCAAGAAGGAAGAACAGGGTGCCGTGGTCGGCATAGTTCTGAAACAGGGTCCGATGTGCTACCAGGATCCTGAGAAGTTCCCTTCAGGGCCGTGGTGTAAGGAAGGCGACTTCGTACTCCTTCGAGCTTATTCGGGTTCACGATTCAGCGTAGACGGAAAGGAATTCATCATCGTCAACGACGACATGATTGAAGGCACCGTAGATGATCCGAGAGGAATCAATAGGGCGTATTGATGACCAGAGCTATACGCAAAAACGGAGATACCCCATCCATCGTAAATGGGCACAAAACGTGTTCTTTATGTCGGGTGTTTTTACCAGTTGAATCTTTTTGCAAACGTACACTAAAAACAGGCAATGTTTCATATAGGCCTAAGTGTAAAGAATGCGAAAAAACGGCTAGAAAAACACCGGAAGGAAGGAAGTTCTGCGCTGATTCCATGCGGCGATATCGAGCGAAAAACCCCGACAAAGTAAGGGAAATCAAACAGAGATATTATGCAACGGGCAAAGGCAAAGAGTGTAAACGCCGAGAGGACGCGGCATTTTGCCGTTCTGGGGGTAGGGCTAAGGCCGAAGCCAGGCGCTTGTCTCTTCCGCTAACGGAAGCTAGGAGAGCAGCTAGACTGAAAAACCACGCGCAGAGACGCGCCGGGAAGGTAGCGGATGAGCTAAGTGCTTTTGCGCTTGGTGAATCCTACAAACTTGCAAAGGACCGCAAGAAAACTACGGGGGTCAAATGGGAAGTAGACCACATCAAACCCGTTGCTCGCGGCGGTACAAACCACTACTCAAACATACAAGTAGTGCCCAAAACATGGAACCGCCAAAAATCACACCGTCGAATTGAAAAATTTTTCGGCGCTTACTAATGGGTGATGTATGCCAGAAGTAACTTTGAGAGATGACGATTTCCCGAATGATGAAGAAGTCTTCATCGTAGGGTCCAACAAAACCAAACCAGAATCAGAACCCGAGTTCACGCCTCCGGCGGAACCTGAACCCGCTCCGGCACCCGCTCCGGCACCTGCAGATGCTGCACCCACGGATACGTCTCTTGAAGACGACATGGACAAGTATTC